TACTAATTTCCAACAATCTTTGTTGCTCATAGTGTCCTGCCTTTCTTTTATTTGTTTATGAAGGTACAAACCTACAATAGATTTCTACTTTCTTATTATCATTTAGTCGTTGCTTTACCTCAAACTTACCTTTATCAGATAAGTGTTCGATATTTTTTTGTTTCATATTTTGTATATTAGATACTACCCCACTAGCCCATTTGTCTAATTCAGCTATCACATACCATGTGTTAGGTGTATTCAATAACACTTTTAACTTCTCGTCATTAAGATATTTAGGTTGTCTACTTCTACCTTTTAATTTTGCAGGTGGTTCTTTCTGCACCATATTGTTAGGTAACATATTATTCTTCTTCCTTTCCTTGTAAGTAACTTTCAAAGTCATCAGCGATACCTTCTATTTCTTTAGCTACTATGTTTCTTGACACAGTATTTAAAATTTCCTCATCACTTT